ATATTATACTACCAGTTTGAAAATACATATTTAATGCTTCTGCTGGATTATAATTTGTACCATTACCCAAATCAATCTCTGATAAACCATCAATATCTAAAAACACACCGTCAGGTACCATTTTAGACATTACTTGTTGTAACTTTAAATGAGTCAATTGAATCATGTCTGCAAAACCTGTTATTTTACTAACCGTAGAATCAATTCTACCTTTGTACATTCTTGGCGCTGATATAACGTAGTTCATTTCAACTTTTGTCATGTTAGAAAAAGGTCTAGTCATATTCTCTGACAGTTTCCATTCTAACATAGTATTAGTACCTAATATTTTAGCACCACTGTATAGTACTTCTATTGTTCTTGATACTCTTTCAAAATTATCACTTGGAGGTGGATTAAAATCGTCTGTTTTTTCAATAACTTTTTCAAGTCCGTTTTCTCCGTATTTTATTTTATAAACTTGGTTCATATAAGTCTTATATTCAAAATATAAAACTTGAACTGTATTTTCATCGTAATTACCCCAACCAGTTATATATTGTCTATTACCTGGCATCTGTTGTATTTTATATAACTCTTCTTCAGATAAATTAGGGAACTGCATTTTAAGTTCTGGTATTGTAACTGCTTTAACTTCTCCAACATAGTATATATCGTCAAAGTTTGGATCTTCAGTATAAGAATAAACTAAATAAGCAGGATCTACATATTCCGTCTTTATTCCTTCACTTACATTAAAACTTGTCTTAACACAAGCAATACCTAGAACAGTTAGATCATAGTTTAATCTACGTCTAGTTAAGTCCCATTTATTTGTTGCTAATACATTATTAATAACTTCTTCTTCAGCAACTTCAATAGACTGTTTGTAAGAAAGTTGCATGTGTAGATCTAATTCTTCTTTAGTTTCTGGAAGTTCGCCTTTTGGAATAGACGATGCAGATAAATCTTTTCCTAATAAACCACTTGCTTTTGCTAATAGATCTTGAGAATACATATCTCTTAAAATAGATTGAGCATAATTAGTTCTTTTCTTTAAAGATTCTGGATCTTGAGCGTAAGCTTTTATATCATAAGTCTTTTGCGACATTCCATTAACCACTATATCTACAAATTTAGATATAATAGGTACAGGTTTCCAATCTAAGTTAAGATAAGAAATATCACCATTAGTAGCTAATTCATCTTTATATTTTTGTACTGATTGTTCTCCTCTTGCGTATAATCTTAATTGATGAAAATTATTCCAGTTAGATACGTATCTATTTTGAGTAGTTCTTCCTTGGTCAAACCATTCTTGCTCTATAGCTCGAGATACTTGTAAACCATACTCTTCAGAAGCTTTAACTGCATCAGGTACAACCTGACTTGGAAACGCGCTGTTTGTATTTGTGTATATATTCATTTATTATATATTTTTGATGAAGAACCTGTGTTGTCGTATTTTTTTACACCTAAATCGTATGTCTGTCTAACTAAAGGAGCAGAAGGAGCATATTTATTTTTATTACATGCCATTATTGCTAATCCAGAACTAATAGAAGCATCATGTTTCGTTCTATCGTTTATATTGAATCTAGCCCAGTCATTTAAAGTATTATTAAAGTACATGTCTCCATATCCTTCCTCAGTTATACCAACATGTTGTTCTATATAAGATTCTATAGCAGCAGCGTGTGCTTGTTTAATATCCTCACTTGAATTGGGTATTCCACCAATGTCTCTTTCTGTTATAGATAGTTTGTTCCATACTTTATCAGGTCTGTTCATAGAGTAACCTCTATATCCTCTTCTTTTAAAATGAAACAATAATCTAGGTTTATTATTTTCAGCAAGTATTGGCATTCCGTAGAATATACATGCCATTAAAACTTCTTCAAAGAATATTTCTGCAGTTTGAGGTCTTGCAATATATTCTAAAAAGAAACTATTTGGTGGTACGTCTTCCATTGAAAACTTAGTTAATCCACTTAAAGATCCATTAGAACCTTTACCGTCTACCGTTCCTGATATATCATAAGGGTCACATCCAAAAGCTCCACAGTGTTCGTTTCCTGGATATTTAATACCATTTCTTATTATAATATGATTTTGAAGATGACTAGGTGGAACCCACGAAATTAAGAATCTACCATCTTTATTAGGATAGAACATTACTTTAGTATCTTGTATACCATTCTCCCATCTGAAACTACCACGTGTTAATACACTTGTGTTTCTTATATCTTCATTATAATCTATTTGTTCGTATATTTTAGTAAGATTAAACAAAGATTGCTTTGCTTCATCTCTAAAAGCATGTTGTTCTGTTCTTGGAAACTGTCTGTAGTACTCATTTAAACCGTCTTGATCTGACTTTAAACCATCTACTTCATTCTGCCAATGTTCTATAACGCCATATTCTATTTCGTTTCCGTCAACTCCTTTGATAGGTTTTTCTGGAGTATCGAATACAGGTATCCCATAAGTATCAATGAATCCCTCGTAGGACCACTCCATAGGTATAAACAAACTATATAATCCTGAACTAGTTTGTCCATTGCGGTTTCTTTTTGTAACATCAGAATTGTAATAAAGTTTTTTAAAGTTTTCTCCTCCTTTATCCAAAGCATTTGACGTCGAACCCATCATACATTTACCGATGATTCTACTACCTAATCGAAGAGTTGTTTTTGTGACCCTCCAGTTGTTTAATATATTATCAGGTCTTTCCCATTTACCGCTCTCATCGTGTACTAAAAGTTTTAACTTTTCACCGTCATAAGAGTTGTCTCCAGTGTTTTTCCAGTCGATCGTCGTATCAAGTCCTTCAAGTTCTTCTAATCTTTCGTTAGAATCTAACTTTCGTCGTGTTAGTTTAGATGCTGGAATCCTATATGCAAGTTCTGTTTTAGGTCTATCCATACCATCTTGGATAGGTTTAAAAAAGAAAGGATAATTAATTGATATTGGCACTACTTTATCTGTAAACATCTTTTTAGCATCTGCTCCAGACTTAGATAATATACCAAACCTAGAATCACTAGATATTGTAGCTAAATTTACTAACTCTGCAGATGACATAAAAGAAAATCCAGAACGTCTATTCTTTAAATAGCACATACCGTAGCATCTACTATCCGCCTTGCATGCTTCCCAGAACAAAAAGAATAATCTATTAGACTCTCTAAAATCTGGTGCACCAATGTCAATCTTGCTCCATTGCAAGTACATATAATGCGTACCCGTTATGTAAGTGGGTATTCCGTTATTATAAAAAGAGAAACCTTCGTCCCTGTACTTGAATTCGGCATCAATATAATCATACCATCTTTCTTTAAATGTGTCTGGGTATTTATTCCAGTCAAATACATTCTTTATTTTTTCAAGTTCTTTCGGGACTTCTAGCTGCTGCCAGTACTGTTCCTCCTTTTTATCTTTTCTTTTGTATGAATCCTCGATTAATGGTAATGCTATTTTTAAATTCTGGATTTCATATATCTCACCAATCTTTCCAGTCTTACTAATAACAACCATATCATGGTCTTTATTATACCCATATTTCCAATTATTATATCGATTTGTTTTCTTTATAACATTCGATTTTACATGGTCAGGTAATACCCTATATAGTGATTGCTCGTACATTACTTAGATCTCCCCTCTGCAAAACCTTTAAATGTTGCAACTACAGGTCCTTTCTCTTCGTCGTCAAGCATCTTTTCTTCAAGCTCTATTCTATTGAGTATCTCAAAGGCATCAAAGATCGCAAGCTTCTTAGTTGCTGCAGCATTCTTTAATTTATCAGCTGACAAATCGTCGTCTCCATTATCTAAGATAGCTTCTTCAGCAACCTTAATTAATTCAAGAACCGCTTTGAACCCACTTTGGATTATACTCTTCTTCGTTTCCTTTATGTCCATATTTAATTACAATATCATTAGATTTCATACAATATAATCTTTGTCCATCAATAACAAAATCATATTCCCCGTAAGGTGTATAACCAACAAGGTCTCCCTCGTGTATTTTAAGCGCTTCTAAGGAGTCATTTCCGTATTTAAGTATACCAATAAGCTTTTGCTCTTTATCTATCTTTAAATAGTCTTTATTCTCAATAGGCTTAATAAAACATCTGTCACCAAATGTTTGCCATTTACCTGTATTTTTATACAAATAAATTTGATCAAGAGCACAAAAATATAAATCATCTTTAAAATAAGATCTACTA